CTCTACTACCCTGTCGCTGGTGGCTCTGTTACTGCCCAGACCGTTATGCTTTCAAACTCCGTAGCCGCAGGTGCGACAAGTCTTCCAGTTAACTCATTCACCCCATCAGTTAACTACGCAGTTGGTACTGAAGTAGTACCACTTTCGGTAACGCTTCCAATCAGCACAATCTTCCCTAACGCAACTACCTTGCTTGTCAGCGTCATCGGTGGTGGTGGTGGTGGTGCTGGTGCTGGACAAAACATTGCTGCCAATGGAGGCCCTGGTGGTGGTGGTGGTCCAGTTTCTCAGCAAGTTATTTCTGTTGGCGCTGCAACGACTATGACCGCCGTTGGTATTGGCCAAGGTGGATATGGTGGCGCAGGTTCAAGTTCTGCTCAATATGGCGCAAATGGAAATGGTGGCGGTGCATCCACTGTCACACTTAATGGCGTTACGTTAACTTCCGGCAAATCCCAGGGCGGGTATTTTGCGGGGTCAAACCCAGGTTATTATTTTGGTGGTCTTTCTGTAGGAAGTACTGTTTTTACATCATCTGCCGTTCCTGCAGGGCAATACTCCCTTGCAACAAGTCCTGGCGCTGGTGCTACAAACGTAAACATATCTACTTGCGCCAATGGAAACGTGGGCATTGGCCTTCAAGGATGCGGTGGCCCATGCGGTAGTGGGTCCAGCGGTTCGAATGGCGGATACGCAGCAGTTCTGCCAACGCCCTCAAACTTGTATCCCACCCAGCAGACTACTTACTACAGTTCAGGTTTTGGTTTTGCACAAACAACCAACCAGTACACAACGTTCAACGGAGCGTTTGGTGGCGCTGGTGGTTCTGCTGCTATTTTGGGTGCCGGCGGTGCAGGTGGCTATGGTCAATCAGGTTACATCGTTATTCAGCAGGTTCAGTAATGCTTAAGACTTGGAACGGAGCAGAATGGGTTGTAAGCGACCCAGTAAGCGACACAACGTACACTTCGGAAACTCCACCCGACAACACCTCATGGAACTGGTTTGACACCAGCCCACAAGACACAACTCCACCAGTGACAGGAACTAACTAATGACCGTTCTTCGCCAATACAACTCAGGAACAGGAAACTGGGATGCCATCGTCTCTGGCACTCAGGGGCCTCAGGGCGCACAGGGGGCCTACGGTGGGCCTCAGGGCGCTCAAGGAGCAAATGGTGCACAAGGGCCTCAGGGATCACAAGGATCAACTGGCTCGCAAGGGGCACAGGGTGGAACTGGGCCACAAGGTAACCAGGGTACGCAGGGTGCTTATGGTGGGCCACAAGGTTCACAGGGCGCTCAGGGTACAGTTGGTGCTCAGGGTACGCAGGGTGTTCAAGGGAGCCAAGGCGCTCAGGGAGCACAGGGTTTCACTGGAGCTACTGGTGCACAGGGTAGCCAGGGCTACCAGGGATACCAGGGCTATCAGGGTTTCCAGGGCAACCAGGGTACTCAGGGTTCAGGAGTAAGCCCTACCTACCTCAGCCTCTCAACGACCGCAGGGTTCACTGTCTCTGCCGGTGGAACGCTCCAGCCTTCGCTCGTAGTCGTCAGTTCTAACGGTATCTCGTTCAACACTTCAACGAACGTGATTACCATCAACACGGCTGGCTACTACTACATCTTCTCCAACGTTCTCATCACCGTACCTACCTCTGGCGTGTTCGTCGGCAACTACTTGGCGAGCACTACCAACATCGGTCTGTACCAGAAGGCGATGAAGCCGATTGCTAGTTCCAGTTTGCAGACAGCGACTGGCTCTTTCTTCGGTTACATCGCAGCAGGAACTACGTTCGTTAACACCTTTAACTCAGGTGACAACTCGTACTTTGCCGAGAACGAAACCAACAGCGTTCTTACTATCTTCCGCGTCGCTTAAAGGATATATATGCCCTCAATTATTACCGTAGGTGGATCAAGTAGTACCGGAAACGGTACGACATTTGGCGACGTTATTGAGAAGGTATACCGCCGTGTCATGGGTGGCACTCGTGAGCGTGTCGTCCAGCTCGTCAATGCCATTGGCTCAGACGATGTGACATTTCAAATCACCAGCCAGCAGGCGGCCCAGGTTGCTCCTGGTGTCATCATTGCGGTTGACCTGGAAGTAATGTACGTCACGTCCTTCGACACTACGGTAAACACCGTCACAGTTATCCGTGGTTACTACGGTTCAATCGCTACGACCCATGCGGCCAATACCCTCGGTTACCTCAACCCACGGTACAGTCGCTACGACATTGGCGTGGCTATCAACGACGACCTGCGTTCTCTCTCCAGCCCCAGCAACGGTCTGTTCCGTGTGGGCGTGGCTGAGATTACGTACAACCCAGTGTTCGCCGGTTACGACCTTGGCGACCTGCCTGCCAACTTCATCGACATCCTTGAAGTTCGCTACCGTATCGCTCCACCGTACCGTACCTTCCCAGCGATTAAGTCCTGGAAGGTAGTGCGTTGGCAACAGAACAGCACTGACCCAGTGTTCCCATCGGGCCTGGGCCTTATTATCCGTGAAGCCGGTTGGCCTGGACTCCCCATCTACGTCACCTACTCAGCGCCGTTCATCAGCCTGGTGGACACGTCAGACAGCCTGGTGAACACACCTGGCACGAACGACGAAGCCCCACCGTTCAACGGTTACAGCAGTGAGGTTGCCGCGACGTTTACTGGTACGACTACCAACGGTGGCACGACTATCACCAGTGTTTCCAACACCTCTGGTCTGTACACAGGCATGGCTCTGGCTGGTACTGGTATCACGATTGGTACGACCATCACCGGCATCAGCGTCTCGTCAAGAAGCATCACCATCTCGACACCGGCAACGGCCAATGGCACGGTAACTATCCAGGCCGCTGACACGCCGAACATCCCGAACATGACCCCAACAATGCTGGACTTGCCAGCCCTGGGTGCGGAGATTGACCTGACGCTCCCACGTGAAATCTCACGTAACTTCATGGAATCTCAGCCTGACCCACGCAAGGCTCAGGAAGTAATGCCGAACGCTATTGCAGGATCGGTGAACGCTCTTATGGCACGTAGACAGGCACGTATCAATGAGGAAGCTGACCGCTTGAGTCGTCAGTACACGAAGGTACGAGGCTTCTAGTGTCGGGCGACATCAGGTCCACTACCTTTGGTTACTCGGAAACGAGTACCGACAACTCCGATGCGTTCAACGCTTACGTAGCATCGTCACCCTACGGCATCGTAGACCTCTCCAATCTGGGGCCTTACGCCGTTGCTATTGGTGGAACCAACGGTGTACCACTCCGCACGTTCCCCATCGACACCTCGTTTGAGCCATACCGCCGTGAGGCTTTTCGTCACCGCACGATGCCAGCCCAGCGTCAGTCCATTAACTTCACGAACATTGCTGGTGAAGGAACGGTTAACACTGAAGGTCTGTGGCGTCGTGAGCAGGATGACTGGTCAATGGGTGCAGGTCAGTTGTTGCTCGACCAGAAGCGAGACAGCCAGGAGACACGATTCCGTTCGTCCTTCGGCCTTGACGCCTTCACCATGCCGTACCAGATGACGCTCCAGAACGCTACGCAGTTGAACTACCCAGTGACCAATAACAACACGTTGCTGGTGCGCTGTGGTGGCTACGCCATCGTCACGGACGGTAAAGAAATCAACATGTTCTCCGGCAGTAGCTGGGGCACACCTGTCATCGTGAACCTTGGTACGACTGGCATCAATTACGTCTACTCAATAGACGCTAACGACAGTTACGTGTACGTTGCCACCGACGTTGGTATCTACTACTTCCAGCCTTCAACTACGCCATTTACCCTGACCAACGCGGCTAACCTCTACGCTGCAAACGACACGGTGGGTGGTGGCTCGGCATCGCCAGCAACCTTCAACGGTTACACCATCTACTCCAGCACCGCTCCAAGCAACACGATTACCCTGGCCTCTGGCAGTACGCTCCCATCAGTCAACACTTTGCTGACTGGCGTTGGTATTGCCCCAGGAACCGTGGTAACTGCGGCCTCTGGCAACACCATCACTCTTAGCCAAGCCATCACTCAAAGCTCGGCAACGCTGACGCTGACGGGTGGATCGACAACGAGTGGCTCAACGAGCGTAACGGTAACGTCGAACGCTGGCGTCAATGTCGGCTCGCCTATCACTGGCCCGAACATCCCTGCCAACACTACGGTCACGGCAGTCTCAAGTTCAACCGGCATCACCCTCTCTCAGCCAGCCACCGGCTCCGGCTCTTCGCTGACGCTGACTGCGTACACCTACAGCGTTTTCTCGGTCACCACCCTTCCCACGCCTACCTTCACTGGCTACCACCTGGTTCGCTGGATTGGTAACACGGTCTTTGCTGCGGCAGGCAACCGACTCTACGTATTCAGTTCAGTGCACACCCCTGGTACGGCCCCACAGGTCGCTATTGCGAACGCCGCCAGCCCACCCGACTTGATGATGGTTCACCCAAATGCCAACTGGATTTGGTCGGACGCTACGCTCGGTGCATCGCAAGCCTACGTCTCTGGGTACGTCTTTACCTCAACCGACACGGTAGCGACTACGTTTCAGCTCCACCTCAACAAGTACAACGGTACTCAGTCATACACGGACGTTTCTACCCACCGCTACGGTGGCTCCATCTACCGTCTTGACCTGACCCAGAACACCACGGTTACTTCGTTCTCCCAGCCCTACACCCTGAACTACCCAGTCCAGGCGTTGCCTATGTCGCCGGACGAATACCCCACCTGCCTCTACGCCTACCTGAACTTCATCTTCATTGGTACGAGCAAGGGTATCCGCATGGCCCAGACTCTCTCGGCCTACGACCCCAATCAGCAACAGGCCGGTGACCTGAAGTCTGGTCCGACCATTCCTAACATTCTTCAGCCAGTGACGTTGCCAGTAACGGCAATCATGGGTGACGACCGCTTTGTATGGTTTGCCTGGAACAACTACGTTGACCCTCTCAGTGGAATCACCGAGCCTAACTACACCGGACTCGGACGCCTCGACCTCTCAACCTACATCAAGGGCGACCCACTCTCACCTGCCTACCAGTCTGACCTCATGGTGGCTGGAACAGGTGTGATTCAGTCAATCGACTGGGACCCAATCCTCAAGGTTCCTATGTTCACGGTGGAAGGCCAGGGAGCGTTCTCCAAGAACGTGAACGCCTACGTGGAGAGTGGCACACTCTGGACTGGGTACTTCGACTATGGCGTACCTGACCAGAAGATTCCGGTCTACTTCGACTATGGCGTATTCCTCTCCGCAGCGGCCACGGCCTCAGCCACGCTGTACATGGACCCGAACGACTCGTTTGAACCCCAGACAATCGCCATTGAGTCCTACAACGTGAACGCCTACAGCGAAATCGAAAAGACTGTTACCTTCACGCCCGACCAGGTAGACCGTGCCCAGCAGTTTGAGGTTGCAGTTACCATCAATGGTGACGGGCTGACCACGCCTACGCTCCACCGCTGGACGCTCAAGGGCTGGCCGACCACGGTATCTGAGACACAGATCATGGTGGTTATCCAATCGTTCTCGGTCAACTCGGTCGAGGGCCTGGAAGTCTACAACGACCCTTACGACACCTTCTCGTTCTTCGAGCAGTTGCGTGAGAACCAGACCATCACCCAGTACCAAGAAGGCCCACTCATCTGCAACGTCATCGTTGACAGCATCGACTGGCTCCCCACCAAGCGCCGTGACATTTACGAGAACGGCTTTGAAGGAGACTGCGTAGTAACCCTTAAGACCATCGGCGGTTATGTTCCGTACTCGCCCGTAGCAACGACCTGAAAGTAGAATAGAAGTATGACCTATCCTGTACGTGCCTATGTAGGTGCTGGCGCAGCCGGTACTATCTCCAACTCTGGTGGAATTACCGCATCCTTTACTGGCTTGCTAAACAGTTCTACCTCGCTGTCGTCGTGGGTTTCCTCGCAGACACAGACGCTAAACAGCTCGACATACATCGTCATCGCCGTGGACTACGGTACGGCCACTGAGGAGAAGATTCTCTGCACCTGGCAGTCCTCGTCATCGCTGAACATCATTACCCGTGGGTACGATGGCACGACCGCTGTGGCTCACAACCTCGGTGCGCTTTTCATTCCT